TTAGCATAATGTTTGGGAAATGAGAACCACTATCCCATTGTTGAACGCCATTAGTATCAACAACATCATAAATAATCTTTTTAGTACCACGTTTATTTGTTTCAATTCTACCTTTAGCTGAGTGTAGACCACCGAACCCCCAAGTATAAACATTTCCATGAGCCTCCATAACAAGAGAAGTCCATTCCTTACGCATAGCCTTTTCACGTTCTGCTTTTGTTTTTAACTGTGATATTTCAGGACTAACTTTTAAGGCATTTTCTAAGAATAATTTAACCCCAGTTGGCACACCGTAAATATTAGGGTCGTCTGGTTCAAAGCTTTCCAATTTATCACGACCCATTAAGTATGAAGCAGCCGTTGAACCGTTTGAATAGTTGATTGATTTCTTAGATGTGCCGTATTCCTTAACTAATAGCTCTTTACCGTTGAAATAATCATCACGAGTCTTATATAAATCAATCGTGGCACGCAAATCTTGAATGTTATACTTACATACTTCCAGAATCTGCTCAACTGTGAAATCTTCTTTGTAATCAAACGGTATAGATGACTCCTCAACCGCCATACCAGACATTGACTCAAACTTCTTTAACGAAAAACCCGGTTGCATTTGTTCTTTAGTATCCAGGTTCAAGAAGTCGATAAATTGAGATGGTCGTTTTTTAATAATGCTATCTGACTTCAATTTTATATAATTTGTTGGTCTATTTTGTAGTATATCCTCAATCAAAAAATTATCGTATGCTTTGTTATTGAAGCCAACATACACATACTCACCACTTAGTAGGCTCTCATTTGCGCTGTCACGAACTTTGCCAACGTTTAAGTATATTTGTACTCCATCAACTTCAAATGCGTTAGACGGAAGATTGGGTGCGTTTACAATAACATACCCTTTTTCGTCTTCATCTAACAAACCAACCAAGTTCATTTTCTCAAATACTTCAATATCGTAAAATAGTTTTTTCATAATTACTCCTATTCTGGGTTCCTAATTGAGTGGTAAAATTGTGTTGGTTCTTCCTCTTGATAATTAATACCATCAGCGTCCCACTTTATAATGGCGTCTCTTGCGTCCTCATATACCATACCACGCCGAACGACCATTGTATACATCAACTTACGATAACCAGCCGAACGACCTCCCTCAGTAAATGGTTCAACTTTTTTTAGGTAATTATCAATGTTATGTTTTGTATAATTGCTTTTTGGTTTTTCAATCGGCTTATCTTCGTACACCTTTAATAATTCAAAGCGTTCTGGAGATGGTGATAATTGTTCTAAAAATGGTTTATTTAAATCTAGACTATCAAAATCGTAAAACGGTAACGTTGTGATTAAATTGTCTTTTGTAAATACATCAACACCATCAATAATAGCATTGTCGCCAGTCTTACGAATGTTTAAATCATAATTATTCTTGTAAAAACGGTGTTCATTTGTGGAGTTATGCTTATATCCGGTCAACGTTGGGTTAGTATCAAAATTAGCCGTGAAGTTCTCAACCCCATTTGCTCCGCTCTCGTGGTCTGCGTCTAAATCAACAACAACAAACTCGCCGTGGGGTACAATCCCTAAACCATAACCGTTGTCTAATGCCCTATCTAATTGCTCAATTGTCAAACGTTTGGTCTGCCAACCCTTGTAATTAGGGTATTTCTTATTAGGTGTAAGCGCTACCACATGTATTCCCTGATTGATAAAATAATGCGCTAGATTTCTAATCATTGTCTATCCTTTCGTAACCTCGTTGACTAATTCCGTTGTTTGTTTGCTTTTTGTATTCCCAACCTGGAAGACTATTCATAATAAACCCGACCTTATTAGCAAGTTTTGAATTTACAGCAGCTTTAGTGTCTTCAAGTGCGTTTTCCATTAAAGATTTTCTCGTAACCCATTTAATTTGAGGGTTTGACTCCAGATAAGCGATGATTTGCTCTTCTTCAATTGACTGATATTGGTGCATGCGTTGTAGATGTTCTGTTTCTTCTGGAGTTGGTAACAAATGGACTGGGTAAGACTCATATCTACCAAAGTCATGCATTGCCTCTCCCAACACCTGAAAAGCAATCTCATCTGTGAATTCACTTATATTTTTAGTCTTACTGTCAGTTCCCACCATCATAGTAATAAAGCGCCGGTTACCTGTTTTGTCTCGTAGGTATTCTGTGTTATTAGTTGTACGTACAAGAACGAACCCTTTTGGATAATCTTTACTAGTCTCGGCGTATGGTACTCGTATATTGATTGTTCGTTTTGTAATGAATGATTTTAATGTAGCAAAGTCTGTTTTGTCACTGATAGCCATTTCATCATCATTTACAATCAAATTCTTACTCATTTCAATTAAACTATCCTTGTCTGAAAATGATGTTATTGAGTCAGTATAATAATCACCACCTAATTTTTCAAACATGGTAGTTTTCCCAATTCCTTGACCACCGACTAAATCAAGAACTAAATCAAACTTAACATTAGGGTTTTTTACCTTATGAACCAATCCAGCAAAGAATGCACGAGTCATTTTAATAGTTAATTCGTTGTCTTCTGCTCCTAAATAGTCAATAAATACTCTATCTAGCCTAGTTTTTCCGTCATACTCTTTAAATGCTTTTCTGAAATGTTCCTTTAGTGGGTTTTCTCTGTGTTTCTTTGCGTCTGTTGCATATGCCGACTTGATTGAAGATGGTGCATAGTCTAACTCATACGCCTTAGATATATGAACTGCTAAATAAGTATCAACACTATCTAAATCAAAACCAGCCTTATAATAATCCAAGTCTCGAGACATACTAATTAGATTATTATGTTCGTTAAATCTAAATAATCCTTTTGTGATCGGGTCGTTAGCGATAATCTCTTGTAAATTATATAATGAACGCTTGACATCTCCTTTAGCGGTGTGTTGTAGATTAGTAATGAATTCTTCTTTGGCCAATTCATCTCTCTTATTCTCTAATTTCTCGAAGTTTATAATAGCCGGTGTTGTTTCTTCCATTTCAGGTTGTTCTATTCCAATATCATAGTTAATATTTTCAACAGGCTCTTCTTCGGGTGGTGCGATTTGAGCTAAGTTTTCTAATTCTTCGTTTGTCATGGTATATTTCTCCCTTTTGCTGATGAACTTAGTATTACATATTATATTTTGTTTGTCAACGTGTATAATTTAGAATGATTCCCGATAAACGATGTTTTGGCAGTATTTACCACAACGACAGACAGACAAAAACCCATTAGCCGGTGGAGTTAGGACATCATTTCCACCAAGACACCTTTTTTCTCGTATATATATATATAATAACTATAATAATAATATATAATACTAAATTTATAATAAAATAGTGTCTTGGTGGTTATATATATAAACAAACCCAGTAATATAAAGGCTTTAGGTCAGTGGCACCATTTAATAATATGGTGTCCATTTTACCACCATTTAATCAGCCACATATTCCACGGCTATTTATTCTTCTACCATAGTATTACATTAAATTTTGTGCTATAATAGATACAGACATTTAAACGGAGGACTTTATATGATATTGGAGTTAAAAATAGAAACACAATTGATTAACTGGAACGAAATAGCCAAAATGTGTTGGTCTAGTGATAAGAATAAATACGGTCGTACTAAAAAGCGCCAACAACTATTTATAAAGCACGAGATTAACAACCAAATCGAAGTACAGAACTATTTTGGAGATAACAACACATCAGTATCTTATGACTGGCACACATCAACACACCTAGATTTGGGAAATATGACGGCTGGTGAGAAATTCCTGGCTGATAGCATTAATGAATTGGGTTTGTGGGACGATGATCGTTATATACAAGAGATTAAGCACAAACGAGTGGTAGATAACGAGAACTATGTTATTGTACGAATTAAAGGAGCAAAAAAGAAATGAGTTGGAGAAAGTATAATAAAATATATACTGAAGGTTTTAAAGTTTTTAATGTTTGGTATTTGAAAGCTGCACACCCCGAAATTAAAAAGTTGAGAGCTAGAAATTGGCTAAAAGCTAATCAAAGAAGAGGTATCAAAAATGAGTTTAAAAGTAATTATTAAATCAAGACGCACCGGCTTATATGTTAAAGATGATAATGGTAAGATGACGAGCGACCAAAACGAAGCTATTGTGTTCTCTTCTGAAGTCTATGCACGTATTTTCCTAAACACTCACGACTTTATACCCTCTGAGTACTCGTTTGCAATTGGTTCTTCTGAGTATTTACCAAATGTGAATAATGTAACAAACAAAGATGACGTAAACCACCCAAAACATTACAACAGCTATTCATTCGAAGTAGTAGATGTGATTGATGAGGTTGTTCCCCACTATTCACCGGCATATTCAGGTCATATTCAAAACGCCATCAAGTATATCTTCCGTGCGCCATTTAAAGGAACTCTACGAAAAGATTTAAAAAAGGCTGTATGGTATTTAGAACATGCGATTGAGATTATAGATAAGGAGAAAATGTAATGGATAGTTTTATAGTATATGCAATCGGTTATGTTGTGGGAGCATTAACTATGATGTTACTTATTTACATCGACGACTAATTATAGACAAGGAACTCTAGAATGGCTTATGAAAAATCAGCGCTAGACAAATTATATAGAACTAGCCGGTGGGAAAAGACAAAAGCACTCGTGATTGATCGTGATCGTGGACGGTGTACGAGATGTGGTAAGATGGTGGTTGGGAAATTCATAGTACATCACAAGGAAGTCGCTACAGCAGATAACTTCTTTGATGTTGACAATCTAACCCTATTATGCTTCGACTGCCACCAACACGTAACGTTCCATGATGACGTAAAAAGGGACGCTGTAAAACTCAACGGCTCATTCACAACAAAAAACGTTGACTTAATTAAATTTTAGTGTTATAGTTATTTTATCGACATTAGCAAACAACTCATACGTGAGACTAAACAGAAAAGCCGTGTCGTGGAGCGCAAACATCACATTCTGATTTTGTATCTATTAACTTACGCTGTACTTTGACAATTAAATAACAATAAAAGGCTTGACATTTGATGAAACTTATGTTAGGTCTTTTTATTTTGCCATATATTCTAATAATGAGAGATAAAATTTAATTCGTATTACGTATTATTCGGACTTTCGTAAAATTGGGCATAAATTAAAAAAGA